AACTTAGTAAACACATCAACATCTGCTGTCGGTGATACATCTATTATAGTAGATGACGCTGACGCTAGTGGTTTTGAATTTAATGTGGGTGATTTAATATCATTCTATTCAGACACATCTAACACAGTAGCAGTGGATGACTTTAATGAGTACGAGGTTACTGCGATTAATACATCAACAAATGCATTAACAATTCGTTTAAAAGATGACCCATCAGGTGCTGGTTTACAAACTGCAATACCTGATGATTCAAAAATTAAAAGAAGATGGAAATATGCTGATTTATTTACAGGCCCACCAGGCACATCACAATACTCAACAGATAACTCTAGAGGTTCTGGAGATGAATTACATGTTGTTGTCGCTGATGGTACAGGAGACATAACAGGATTCGATACAGATACAGCTGGAAATAGAACAAGGGGTGTCATTGAAACATTTGGTTTTATGTCTAAAAACCCTAGTGCTAAATCACCACAAGGTGATAGTATTTACTATCCAGATGTATTTTTTAGAAAATCATCATTCATTTATTGGACAGACCACATAAGTGCTGGTAGTAACTGGGGTTCAGATACTACAACAACATATACTGCTGTCACAACAACAGTAATTGATGAACTTACAGGTGGAACAGATGATTACTCTACAACTGCTGGAGAAATTGAACTTGCATATGATAAGTTTAAAAATGCTGAATCAGAAGATATCAATTTAGTTATCGGTGGTTCATCTAGTATTGTTGCTGATACTGCAGCCGCTCAAGACACACATGTGACCATGTTAGTAAATCTTGTAGAGGGTAGAAAAGATTGTGTTGCATTTGCTTCACCATATCGTTCTGCTGTCGTTGGTGTTACAACATCTAGTAAACAAGCAAAAAATGTTGAAGTCGCTGCTGACTTAATACCAAGTTCATCTTACTTAGTATTAGATAGTGGATACATGTACATGTATGACAAATACAATGATGTATATAGATTCGTGCCACTTAATGGTTCAGTCGCTGGTTTATGTGCAAACACAGACCAAGTTGCTGACGCTTGGTTCTCACCTGCTGGATATAATAGAGGTGGTATCAGAGGCGCAATCAAATTAGCATTTAATCCAGATAAAGCAGACAGAGATGTTCTTTATCAATCAAGAGTTAACCCAGTCGTTAACTTCCCAGGCCAAGGCGTAACCTTGTTTGGTGATAAAACTGCTTTAACTAAACCAAGTGCTTTTGACAGAATCAATGTAAGAAGATTATTCTTAGTATTAGAAAAAGCAATTGCAACTGCTGCTAAATTCCAACTCTTTGAATTTAACGATGAATTTACAAGGGCACAATTTAGAAATTTAATTGAACCTTTCCTAAGAGATGTTCAAGGTCGTAGAGGTATCACAGACTTTTTAGTCAAGTGTGACGCTTCAAATAACACAGGTGAAGTAATTGATAGAAACGAATTTGTTGCTGACATATTTGTTAAACCTGCTCGTTCTATTAACTTTATTACACTAAACTTTATCGCTACACGAACAGGTATTTCGTTTAGTGAGGTAGGAGGTTAACCATGGCACAGATAGATGACTTTAAATCGAATTTATTGGGTGGTGGTGCAAGAACTAACCAGTTTCGTGTAACAATTACGCCACCATCTGGTATTGATATTGGATTAGATGTTAGAAGAACTTCATTTCTATGTAAAGCTTCTAAAACACCAGAAGTTGCTTTAGGTGAAATAGAACTTGCATATAGAGGTAGAAAAATCTATATGACTGGTGATAGAGAAGCTGCTGGTGAATGGTCAACAACATTTTATATGGATACAGACTACATGATTAGAACTGCTCTAGAGAGATGGTCTAATGGTATGAATGACTTCGCTGATAACACAGGTGTTACTGCGATGGCAGATTATGCTACAGACTTAACAGTAGACCATTTAGATAGAGATGATACAATCATTAAAACATATATCTTTAAAAATGCATGGCCTAAATCTATGAGTGAAGTAACTCTAGATTCTTCGGAAGAATCAACAATTGCTGAGTTTGAATGCACATGGAGATATCAACACTTCGAAGCTTCAGGTGTTAACTTCTAAAATAGTCTTTTTTTTCTTTATAAATAAAGGACAATAAAGGAGATTTTATTATGGCAGAACTATTTGGTTTTAAGTTTGAGCGAATCAAAGATACCAAAGGTCAAGAAAAATTTACAGCACCACCAGTAGATGACGGCACAGTCGAGATAGCTGGTGGTGGATTTTTTGGTCAAGTATTAGATACTGATAGTCGAGAAAAAGCAGAGGTCGATTTAATTCGTAGATATCGTGAAATATCACAACAACCAGAGTGTGATTCAGCGATTGATGATATCGTAAATGAAGCTATCGTTTCTAATGAAAAAGACCAAGCAGTATCTATTGAACTTGATAGATTAAATTACACAAAACCAATCAAAGAAAAAATTCGTAAAGAGTTTGATAACATTTTATCACTTTTAGATTTTGATGTTAAAGGACATGATATTTTTAGAAGATGGTATATTGATGGTAGAATTTTTTATCACAAAGTTATAGACAAAGATAATCCTAAAAAAGGCATTGTTGAAGTAAGATATATTGACCCCAGAAAAATTAGAAAAGTAAGAGAAACGAAAAAAACTCAAAAAGGTTCTTTTGAAATGATACAAAAAGTGGATGACTACTTTTTATATAATGAAAAAGGATTAAACTCTGGCGCATTAGCAGAGGGAATAAAAATCGCTGGTGATTCTATCACATATGTTCCATCTGGTTTAATTGATATGAACAGAGGTCATGTGTTAGGACACTTACACAAAGCAATCAAACCTGTTAATCAATTAAGAATGATTGAAGATTCACTTGTTATTTACAGAATATCAAGGGCACCTGAAAGAAGAATATTTTATATTGATGTAGGTAATCTTCCAAAAATAAAAGCAGAGCAATATCTAAAAGATGTTATGAATCGTTATCGTAACAAATTAGTGTATGACGCTTCAACTGGTGAGATTCGTGATGATAGAAATCACATGTCAATGTTAGAAGATTTTTGGTTGCCTCGTAGAGAGGGTGGTCGTGGAACAGAGATTACCACACTACAAGGTGGACAAAACTTAGGAGAGATTGAAGACATACAATATTTTCAAAAGAAATTATATCGTTCATTGAATGTTCCTATCTCTAGAATGGAGGCAGAAAACAATTTTAGTTTAGGTCGTTCAACAGAGATTACAAGAGATGAATTAAAATTTACTAAGTTTGTACAAAGACTAAGAAAAAAATTCACACCAGTCTTTACAGATATGTTAAAAGCACAATTGATATTAAAAGGTATCGTGACTTTAGAAGACTGGAATAAAATGAAAGAACATATTCAGTATGACTTTTTGCAAGATGGTCATTTTGCTGAATTGAAAAAAGCAGAACTATTACAAGATAGACTAAATGCATTACAAACTATTGAAACATATATAGGAACATTTTATAGTAAAGAGTATGTACAAAAAAATGTGTTAAATATGTCTGACAGTGAAATAGATGAAATGCAAAAACAAATGAACAAAGAAGCTGGAATGGATGTTGAGGATGGTGGTGTTGATATGCCAGATGGTGGTGATGGTATCACAAGATATCCACAAGACGGCTCAGGTAACTTTATATCAGCAGATGACTTAGAAGGCTCTGATGGTGTAAACAATAAAGGAGATGAAGATGGCGGAAACTAAAGATATAATAGACGCTTTGTCCGATGGTGATAATCTAGGTGCTGAAGAAGCTTTTAAAAGCTCAATAACTGGAAAAGTTGCTGACGCCTTAGAAGTAAAAAGAAAAGAAGTTGCAAATACATTTGTAAAATCTTCTGAAACACAGGCGGATACTGGAGATGGCGAAGAAGTTTAACTCTTTTTACACACCCTTTTTAGAAAAGGATGAGCATAAAAAGTCTAGGGAATATAAAAAACTCAGTCCTAAAATGAGGTCTGCTGTTGATGGTATATTTAAAGTTATGGATGATAAACCATCAAATTTCCTAAATACTTTTGAAAAAACTGTAAAACAGACAGCAAAAAAATTTAGGGTCAAAGAAAAAGACTTAATGAACTACTTCGAAAGAGAAGTGTTGTCAATTTAAAAGGTAAAAATATATGTCATTTACAACAAGAACATTAAGAGATACAGTAGTCAATGCCGCTGGTGCTGGTGGAACAGTTACAGTATTAGTAAATATTCAAGATGATACAACAGCAAACAATGCTATTTTAGACGCTAGTGGACTTGATGGTCATGCGAATGGCGCTAAATTAGATATTAAAAAAATATGGTGGCAATTAGTTCAAGGAACTGCTGATGATAATACTGGTCATGTGGACATTCAATTTAAAGGTGCTTCATCTGACACAGTTGCAATTAGACTTGCTGGTACAGGACATTATGATGGCACTGCTGGATTAATTAAATCAAGTGCAACAAACACATCAGCAACATCTGGTGATTTAGAGATGAGTTGCTTTGGAACATCTGGTTCAGTTATTATTGAATTAGTAAAAGATGAGAACTTCACGAGTTAAGAGATATGAGTTATAAAGTAAAATTAATGTCAGAATCTACTTTACAAGATGTAGAGTATATTACTGAACAAAACGAAGACGGCAACAAGAACTATAAAATTAAAGGTATCTTTATGCAGGCGGACATTAAAAATAAAAATGGTCGTGTGTATCCTATGGAAATACTTCAAAAAGAAGTAAACAGATACAATAAAGAATTCATCAATGAAAAAAGGGCTTATGGTGAATTAGGACATCCAGAGGGCCCAACAGTGAATTTAGAAAGAGCTTCTCACATGATAACAGCACTTTATCCAGATGGTAAAAATTTTATCGGTGAAGCAAAAATACTATCCACACCTATGGGTGAAATCGTAAAGACACTTATGGATGAGGGCGCTAAACTTGGTGTATCTTCAAGAGGTATGGGGAGTTTAGAAGAAAAGGATGGTAAAAGTTATGTGAGAAATGATTTCTATCTTGCTACAGCCGCTGATATTGTTTCCGACCCATCTGCTCCAAGTGCTTTTGTAGAAGGCATTATGGAAGGCAAAGAGTGGGTATGGAATCATGGGGCACTTGTAGAATCTGAATTGGTTGAAGCAAAAGAAAGAATCAACACTAGAATTCGGAAAAAACAAGCATTAGAACAGAATATAGAGTTTGCTAAATTCTTGAAAATGTTATAATGTATAAATAATGACTAATATATGATAATATATTTAATTAATTAATTAAACAATAGATTCAACTAGGAGATTATCCGATGACAAACGAAATCGAAAAAACTATTGAAGAATTAGAAGCTGAAGTTCTAACAGAACTTGAAGAGCAATCGGCAGACGCTCCTAAGAAAGGCGCAGCTCCTGCTGAACCTCAATTGAAAGCTTCTGACGCTTCAAAGGTTACACCTGGCGGTGAGGTTCAAGATATGGGACCTGCTGTCACATCACCTACTCAAGCATCTGGGCCTGGAAGTGCTGCTGGTAAAAAAGCAAAAGAAGCTTCTGGCGACGCTGCTCAAAAAGGTGAGGGAAAACCTGACAAGATGGATACACCAAATGACGGCGAAAAGAAAGTTGCTAAATCATTAGCTGCTGGAGATGAAGTCGAAATGAAAGATGGTCAAGAAGTTATTTCTGAAAAGGAAGAAGATGAAAAAACTGAAATGGCACATGGTGACAAAGAGAAAAAAGAAGGCATGCATGAAAAAATGATGAAAATGAAAGAAATGATGAAAATGGAAAAAGAGATGATGGAAAAAATGTATAATGATGAAGGCATGCACATGGATGAAAAAGAAAAACTCATGAATGGTATGTACAAAAAAATGGAAGGTTTGTACAATGAAATGATGGGTAAATTAAAAGCTGGTTATCATGAAGAAGATGACGCTGAAAAGAAAGCACTTCAAAAAGAAGCTGTAGAACAAAGAATCAAAACTATTGATGTTACAGAACATGTCGAAGCTCTGATGAGTGGAGAGGGTGACTTAACAGATGAGTTTAAAAAGAAAG